CAAGCGAGACATCTGAAGAGCCGCAACCCGATAGCGGCCATAAAGAGAAGGAAATTCCAAGCAAATCTCCGTTTCAGAGGGAGGAATAGTGCGGGCGAGTAACCACGTTTGGTATCGTTCCCATTGGCACTTCGTTCCTACACTCGGTAGTTCACCATATTCATCGTAGTCACCTTCTTTCTTACAATAGTCACTAGCCTGTTTGTCTGTACCTTGTGTTGGTTCCAAATGCATGCGGTCAGAAAGGATTGCTTTAGCTTGGCGTAAAGATTTGCGGTCAGTGAACCAGACGAAGCCTTGGAGGTGGGGGGTGCCTGATTCGCCGATTTCGCGACCGACGACGGCGTACTTGACATGCTCGGATTCAAAAACATCGACGAGCGACGATCGTTCCCCTTCAGTGGGGTTGTTAAGAGTGAAACACCACTTCTTACAGCCGGTCATGGTGTGTTGCTCTATGACTTCGGGCCGCATGGCCGTGGA